ACCCGGTTATTGTCATCGTATTCCCGGTGATACGCTCGCAGCGCGTCCACACCGTGGCTGCACTTCTCAGCATCAAACCAGCACGCTGCCAGTAATGACCGGGACGCCTGTATCCCATCGTCTACGTTCAGCTGCGGGGCGATCTGGATGTTGCTGAGACCCAAACTCTGCAGCGTCTCTAGCCGGGACTTGCCAGACCCTAACTCCCGCACCCTTACGTCATGCGGCAGTATGTGCTGGTCATAGACGTATCCCTTGCTCTGCAGCACCCTAACGTAGTGGTCTAGTCCAACTCCAGATGTCTCGTAGTGGTCTATCAGGCGCGTCTCAGGGCCAACCTTCTGGCAGAACCAGATAGCCGTTGTGTCGCCTATCCCCAAGTCCCAAGCCGTGATCACTGGCACCCGAGTCTCATACGGCACTGCGGTGATCCTGCCCTGTGCGTTAGCGTCACGCATCTCTAGCGAGTAATACGCGCCCTCATGGTGGGTCAGGAATGCGCCTTCCCAGATATGATCATAGTTGTCTGGGCGCTTCTCAAAGTCATTGCGCCGGACTAGGTCCAGCACCTTGGGGAAGTATGGATTGTCGCGCCAGTTGATCTCTACGACCTTACTGCTCTCTGGCGGGTCTTTACGGAACCGCTGGTGAGTGGCTGACAGGTTGCTCTCCGGGTTCCACGATACCCATAGCTCAGAGCCTTCCTCGCGGATTGTGGGGTCTAGCTTGTCCCACGCAGTACCTGACACCGTCTCTGCCTCATCAACCCAGCAGAGCAGGATACGGGCCTTTGACTTGATGCTGTCTAGGTTGCGCCGCAGCCCGGCAAACGTGAACTCAATATTCCCGTCCCGGGACCGTATGTACCGCTCACCGACCTCGTAGTAATCAGCCAGCCAATCGTATGCAGCGATAGCGCCTGACACCTCTTCAAATGAACTATCCGACAGGCTGTTCATAAACTCCCGGGCGCATAGGATCTGACCCGAGCGACCCTCATTCCCCCAGATGTATCCGCGTACAGCAGCCATGATTGCGAAAGAGCGACTCTTCCCAGAACCACGACCACCATAAGAGCAGCGATAGCGCGCCTCGCCACTAAACAGGTCTACCAGCTTCGGGGGTAGCTCAATCGTCGCAATATTCGTCATCTGGCAGCCGGGGGATCAACTCAATAACCGTAGGCGACATACTGCCGTCACTGGTCGTTAGATCAACCTCTGTAGCCTTCAGCTTAGGCTCAGTGTACGCAGCGATCTTGTCCCATGCGTCAATACTAGCCTTGATATCGTTGGTCTCGCCGGTCTCTGCTATGCCATGCAGCCGGACAGCCTGCTCTGCCATACGCATGATCGGATGGAAGTCCTCCCCATACATATCCTGCAGCCGGGTTAGCAGAAATTTCTTGTTGCGATTTGGTACGCCTCGCCTACTCACTCTGAGATCAACTCACTGATATCTAAAAACAATTCTGAACGCTCTGGGTGCGGAACGGGCGCAGCCCACCACTCACCCTCAATAGATCCACAGTGGATTGATCCGTCCTGTATATCCCTAACGTCCATAGGGTAACTCTCAACACTGCCGTCTGAGAACGCAACCATATAAGTGCCTTCTGCCTCTGGCATCTCGCCAAACTGGACCGGATACCACTGTATTGACACTAGCTGCTGCATCCCCTTTCCCCTAATAGGTGACGTAGATGATCAAATACTACTCTCTATGAGTTGGATGGCCCCTTTCGTATCTGATCTATAAACGATGCTACGCCTCACCGCCGGAGGGAGGGGCCGGAGTCCTAAATTCCTATTCACTATATTATCGCTCATTGTCCGGCTTCTTTAAAGCGGCAGGGCAGCGCACTATCTCAAGCGGTGGCGTGTCTGCCTCCCTTAGCGGCTTAACGGATAGGTCACTCATGATAGCCATATCCTCGCCCCAACGCTCTGCCATCTGAGTCGCAGCCTGCAGCGCGATCTTTACATCTTCATCCTGCCACGGTGAGACATACATACTAAATCTCCCAGAACTCATACGTCCCGCCCTCTAATGGCGCTGCGTACAAGAACCTGTCTGTCTTGAGGTAAAGCATTGCTTGGTGGTTGCCATGATTGCCTCGCTTTGCCGAGCCTACACTTACCCGGCCCAACCCTTTCTCTTTCCGTAACGCCACGCTTGCCAAGAAATTGTATTTCGCCAGCCGCTTATCTCCCTCCAGCCTGCTCTCATCAAAAAAGAATGATGATTCTCTAACCCGGGACATATTAGATGGCAGTACCGGCGGTTTGGCTTTTTCGTTTAGCATTTCCTTGCTTGTCTTTAGCCCGCAGCAAATAGATAAACCACCAACTAGATGGTGACCAATTTCATCCGTTGTCGCATTTGCTTCATAGCCCATCGCAGTCTGCCTCATCATAATTGGGCCACGCTCCTCGGGCTACGTTGTCGCAGTAAACCTCATGGGCCTTCACCGCCTCGACGTAATCACCATCACCCACATAGCCATAAGCCAACGCAAGTACAGCCAACACAGCAAACCAAAAATAATGCTCGGGTATATCTCTAAATATTTTCATCATGCCCTCCGTCAGACATTTTACAGATTATTTCCCGGTAACCCCGGGCGGCTTCCATTTGCTCTAACGACTCGCTAATGAACTCAAACTGCTTGCCCATCAGGTAGCGCAGCCGCATTACCTCAACCGCCAGAGACATCTGCTCATCTGGCAGCAATGACTTCCAGTTGTACTTGCCGCCAATAAACGTCTCAAGGCGCTCATCTGTTACAGGTTCAGTCGAATGGAATGCCATGCTGCTCTATCCACCTCTCGTCTTTGTACTCTGGTGACTTCTGTAGTGTACGAAATTCTTGTACCAAGTCACGCATTAAATGCTCATCATCCTCTAGCCGGGTGATAAGCGAAAAGCATAGGGCGCGGTACGCCTTGTACTTTGCCCTATAGTGTTCTGCCTCAGTCATAAACTCTCTACTTGCTGTATCCGCTGGCCTATCCACCGCATGACGGGTACAGCCATCGAATTGCCTAGCGCCCGGTAACGCGGACCATCTGGGCATTTGTCTGCTGGCTTCCCGCGATACGGGATCTGGGTGAAGCCGTCAGGGAATCCCTGCAGCCGCTCGCACTCCGTTGGTGTGATCCTGCGGACCCGCAAGCCATCTGTATGAGACGCCACAAAGTTCTCTGTCTCCGAATCAAACCTCTGACCGTGAGCGCATAGCGTCTTGGCTACAGGCTCCAGCACATATTGCTTGCTATCCACCCACTGATTGCACCCATACTTGGCGTCCATTGATGCATCTAGCGTAGGAAACACCGGAACCATCGCGTCAGCCTCTACTCGCTCGTTTCCTGTACGACTGAATGGAGGGCCAGTTGTAACAGCGGGAGCAACTTTTTGCCCCTCTTCTCTGCGCGGCGGAGAATCCCCGCACAAGCCTTGGCGCTCAAGAAGTACCGCTGCGGAACGCCTCCAATCTCCAAGATATCCGACAACGAACACACGCTTGCGGCGCTGTGGGACACCAAAGTACTGAGCGTCAAGTGTTCTGTAGGCGAACCCATACCCGAGTTCTGCCAGCGCCCCGAGGAAGGAACCAAAGTCCCGTCCTCCGTTCGATGACAAGACGCCGGGTACGTTTTCCCACACCAGCCACTTGGCAGCCTTTCGTTCAGCAAGCCTAAGAAATTCGAGGGACAAGTTGCCACGATCATCATCCATTCCGCCTCTGAGTCCGGCGATGCTGAATGATTGGCAGGGTGTTCCCCCCACAAGAAGGTCGATTGCTCCATATTGGTCCGCTCCGATTGTCGTGAAGTCACCATGTAGCGGCACATCAGGGTAGTGATGCTGGAGTGCCGCACGAGGGAAGTCCTCAATATCTGAAAAGAATGCTGGCTTCCAGCCTAGAGGATGCCACGCCATCGTAGCCGCCTCTATGCCGGAGCATACTGAGCCGTATCTCATAGCAAAGCCGCAACCTGATCAATGCCATGCTGTACGCTTTCGCCTACATCAACCGCTGACATCGCAAGCCCTAGCCCTTCGGGGTACTCAAGCTGTTTGGCAACGTGTGCCTGCAAATCCTCTAGCTCTTGCTGGAACGGAGGTGTGGTGCTGAACATCGTCATGCCGCCATCACCTTTATTCTCAACAAAAACTTGACCTCCGCTTGGCGTGGCAATTACGGCCTCCCAACAAATACCTCGGGATGTCTCCATCTCGTCCAGCTTGGTGCAAACGTAATTATTCAAGTTCATCAGCACGCCTCCAATTCAACTAAGTCCAAGAATCCAAACTCATTGAGAGAGTCTGGATTTTTGAATCTAGGATCGTCAGTGCGTAGCTGGCGGAGAGTAGGAACAGCCAACTCTTTTGCGGTGTAGCTATCCCAGAAGTCGCTCACATTAGAGCCGTCTTCATTTTTGTATGGAACATATACGCCAAGCGTAATCCAGCATTCGGCTGACCGAGCGCGCTCAAGGCGTCCATACCATGTTGCACCCATTATCGGCTCGTCGAACTGGAACAGATCGCCCTCTTGCCAGCTTGATCGCTTCTGTACTTTGCCGTTGCGTCTCATATCTATACCCTCCAAGGTATGTGTTAATTGATACTACAAGACAGATAGTACACCAATCTGTGTACGTGTACACCCCTTTTTGCTAATTAAATGACACTAATTTGTAGTCGGGATCTGCCTCTAATTTCTTGAGTTCTTCCCTGTAATGCTTGGCTATCTCTCGCCGCAGCGCCTCGTTAGTCTTCATATGACCCCGCGCCTTCTCACGCAGTATCGCCATATGTCCCTCGCCCAGCGT